GAACGGTAACTGCATATTCAACACTTGAAGCACTTACTGTATCAAATACTGCTTTATTGATTTTAAATTTTATATCTTCAAATTGTTCAGCAGTCCAAGTAATATTATTTTCAGATTTAAATAATGAACCAATATAAGGGTTGTCATAAATTTTAACACCATCTTCTAAAGATTTTTCTCCCATTCTTGAAGTAAATGCGTTGTAATTATTTGAATTACTTCTTAAAACAAAACAATAATCAGAATCTTCTTTTAAATATATTGGTGGATCAAATGTAAATTTAGTGGAAAGAGATGCATCAGATGATATATTAACATTAGCAGGATTTACTATTGATACCAAGTTAACATTATTAGCATCTATTGGCGCAGGATACCCATTTACCATAGGACGAATTTCACATCTAACTGGTATTGTATCATCTTTGGTTTGAAAATATGCCTCAATAGATGATATAAACAAACCACCTTTTACACCATATGTAAAAAATGACTGGGCTAAAGGATCTTGTTGTACATTAACTGTTCTTGTAACTGTTGTTATTGTAGTATCTATTTCTTGAAATATTTTTAATAGTCCATTAGATTCAAATACTGCAGATGCTGAACCAAAAACAGAACCCGTAGTGGTTAAATTAGAAAGAGTTTTTGTGTCAGATACAGTTATAGATTGATTACCAATATTAAACGCTCCACCTGGAATATATAACTGTATAGATGCTTGCCCAACTGTATCAGTAACTATAGAAGTTCCTATACTATTACCAACTAAATTACATTTGTCTGTAACATCTTTATCACCTATAAAGACGTACATTTTTGTATTTGGTCTTGCTTCAACTAAGGTTAAAGTAAGAGTTTGTGCTCTTATATATTGGATTGAATCTTGTCTAACAAGTTCAGTTGATGCTACAATTCTAGTAGTTGCCATTGATTAAGTCTCAATTATATTATACGGGTTTGTGTGAAAGTAGTACCATCTAAATTAGTTCCGGTTGTAGTAGCTACAATAGAATTACCAGTACCATAAGCATATGTAGTGGTAGACGACAAAACTGTTTCCTTGGCTAATTCATCAGCAGATAACGGATTATTTTTTGTTATTTGATGTGATGTAGGTGTAGCAGATTTAGAACCATCAGAATTAACATATGCCCCAGTTCCATAATCAGTATATGTTGCTGCTGCTGAACCATTAAAAGCAGCCTTTGTAGCCGTTGGTCCTGCGGCTACCCAAAATTCAATACCAGCTTCTTCTCCAGCTCTACCTATAACTGTGCCATATAATCCACCATAAGTTGTTTGTGGTAATGGTGGCAGAGGAGGGCTGCCCTCCTCTTCCGGAACAGGAGGGCAGGAAATATAATTATATACTATATTTGTTTCTGTTGTTGATTCAAATATAACAGGCAAATCTCTAATTTCTGTCCAATCATCTGATTTTGGATTAATATCCAAAATACCACTCCAAGAAATCATCAAAAATGGATTTAAATTTGTTGTTCTAGAACTTAAAGTTTGAGACGCAAACACTGTTTCTGTATATGGAAGCATCAAGTAACCAGACTTATTAACAACGTTGGATGATGAACCCAAATAAGTCAAATTGCACATTAATGATTCCATACTGCATGTAACTACATTTCCTACAAAAGTTGCGGCATAATCTGATGCTGTTGTTCTTGCAACAGTTAATGGTTGATTAAACTGTTCTACCAAATATCCAGTTTTAAACATATCTAAACCAGTAGCAGCATCTTTAATATTTTGAGTGGTTACATATAATTCTGAAGCATTAAGAACTGCAAAGTTTTCAACTCTAGTTACCTGATTAGATAATTTTTGAATATCGCTCATAGTAAACCGTTCAACTGCTAATCTTTTGACACTAACATCAACAGAACTTTTAGTATATGCAGGTATAAACATTGAGTTTATAGAAAACAATCCTTCTGTTTCAACTGGACTAACTGGTCTATTGCTTGGGATTCCAGTAATAATTGAAATCTTTCCTGTTTTCGACATTACCAACAAATCAATTCTAGGAACGTAATATTGAAACGTACTATTAAATGTAGTATCAGCAACAACTAAATCATTTCTTCTTGAATTGGTTCCAGTATATGTACCATCTGCACCAACAGAAGGTCTAAAGTCTAAGCAAGTTGGTAAGTCGTATAATTGACCAGTTGAATATGAGTTATAATAAGTATATGTATCTAAAATCCCGGTTGGATAAGAATCAACACAGAAAAAATCACCTGCGATACTTTGTTCGTAATATTTATATGTAACTGTTATACTTCCACTTGGCGCAGATTTTCCAGAATTTAAAGTTATTGTTCCTCTATTATAGGAATAATCTGATTGACCATTCCATAACGTATAATTTGCTGTTATATCTCCAACTGAATCTACTATAGATGTTATACTGATAATATCAGTTTTATCTAATGTCATTGAAGAAGTGGGCGAAGATATTACTTGAGAATAAGTTGTTAATGTTTTAGTTTTTGATGCTACATTAGTTTTTAAAACATTAGTATAAACCTTAACAACAGAACTTACTGGTCCACCAGTTATGGTTAATGTAGTTCCTGCAATATTAAGAGAAAATAGAGCATTTTGAACTATACCAGATGTTCCTATAGCCTGAAATGTTCCAGCCTCAATTGGACTTATTGTTTCTCCAGAACCAACAGAAACTGAACCACCACCACTTCCATTGGTTGTAATTGATAGTTCTTTTTGTACAGTATAACTCAGATTCCAAGCTGAAGTATCTGGATCTTTTAATGAATATGGAACAGAACTAGGTAATCTAAAAATTAATCCTGTTTGTCCAACAGAAACTAAAGTAGTTTTAGATAGAACTGCACTTGATGTTGTAGAAGAAGCACCTGTTAATAATTCACCTACATTTGGAGTATCTTTTGTATGGTCATGTTTGTAAGCATACAAAGTGCCTGATGTTGCATCCCAATATTTAACAGTAGCAGTTCTAGTTGATCCTGAATTATTTACAACTTCACCAACAGTATATGCTTTTGATGTAACTGGTGCGGAATATTTTGTTAATGCATACGCAGAATAAGAACCATATCGAATACCACCAACAGAGTTTAATGTATATCCATTAACTAATGTTATGTCAGTTACCCATAATTTGTAAATAGCACTTGAAGTAATATCACCTATCAAATAATCTATCCCAGAAACTTTAGCTGTACCAATAATAGTAGCAGAACCATTTGCTGGATCATTATCATTATATAGAGTTATTGTGTCGTGATTATAAACAGAAAAGTAACCTACAATATTTGAAATAATCAAATATTCTCCAAAACTAGGACGTAAAACAATGTTGGTATCTTTAATATGATCAATAGTTCTGGCTTTATCTATAACAACTTTTGTTGAACTTATATGTTCAACTTCAAATCCATTGATATATGATTTTCCAGCAGAAACATCTACAACTAATTTAGAAATATCACCATCAGAATAAACCCCACCATTGCTACCAGATTTTAGGTGTTCTTTAATTACAGGCGATAATCCATTAACAACATAGTTGCCCGATTCGTCAAATGTTCTTCTTGCTAATGATTTTTCTAGTTCTGAATACTTAGGATTCCGTGAAAATTCAACCAGTTCACCGTCAACAAATTGCATTAAATCTACATAATTATCTGTAACAAGTTCGGTCAAACTTAATGATACTAATTCTAATGAAATTTTATATCTATCAGCACCTGGAGCAGCATAATTATACGCACCAGTTGCATTATCTAATAAAGATTCATCATCTGCATATGTTAAAAATTCCTCAATAATTTTTAGAGATACTTTACAAGATGGAACAGAATCATATTTTGATATTATGATACTTTGAGGTAATACTGAAACAAATGTTCCATTAACGTAATATACACCAGCATTAATATATGCTAAAGAACCTACTCCAGTTGCACTGCTTGAAATTAAAGTAGCACCAATAGAACTATTATCTTTAAGAGTTACATTTTCGCCATTGGTAAAATTAACAGCTCCCGTTGATGATCCCATTGTATAACTTAAATAGAAAGTTATTTTATCTGTTAAATTGGCAGCAACAACTTTTTTTACAACTGCTTCTAAACCTGATGTTGCACCAACTATAACTTTGTCTATAAAATTATTAATGTCTATAGAAGCAGAAAGATAAGTAGATTCTACTTTAATATATGGAACAGCTAAATCACTTAAAGAATTTCCAGGAATTACTACGCTACCTTGTTGAAATACATGATTACCAAATTTTTCTATTTGGCTTTTTAATATAGACTGTAACTGATTTAATTCCCTCGTTTGAACAGCAAATCCAGGCTTAAATAATATTTGATGGAAGTTCTTAGTTTCATCAAAATCATCGTAATAAGGTTCTACGTTAAAATTCATTGCCATATGATTATACTCTTTTTATCATTATCGTTAATTGTATTTATTAGAATCTTAAAACAGTTTGTAAAGTAACTGTTTGATCTTCTGTTTGAAAGAAAGCTGCTCGATTATCAATATACAACATATCTCCACTATACTTATCAAGGCTAGGATTAACTACACTAGTTAAATTTACAGATAACAGATTATTTGATAAATTTAATCCAATAACTGGCACTGCATTATCTATTGGTTGCAATAATATTTTTATTTTTGATCCAGATAGGACAACCATAGACACTACAACAAACCTCTTTCCATTAGAATCTGTTAGAATCATATCATCAACGACAGGACCATTACTAACATCACCTTCTACAGTATAACAAGCAGTTCCTAATAAATCATTGTATAATAACAATGAGTCAAATTTAGTAGGATTCTTTATAATTCCAAATTGACGATAATCGTTATTGAAAATAAACCCAGAAGCGTTTGTATTACTAATTGTTGTATAAAACATCAAAGTGGTTGAGACCAATTGTTTTATAGCATTTTTACCGTGTCCATATTTTGGAGACATAATCGCCCTAGCAACTGCTACAGTTGTTGGAGCAGAACCTAATGCAATTATATTAACAGTAGCAAAGGTATAGTTTTGACCTCTGTTTGTTATATTGATTTTTATTAATTTTCTATTTAGAATAACAGCTTCTGCGGTTGCACCAGTTCCATCACCATCTATAACAATAGAAATACCATCATAACCCACGCCTTGATTAACAACACGAATACAATCGATTGAACCATTTACTGTTAATAATTCAACATTTGCTTGGATTGTATTCAATTGTCCACCAGAAGTCGAAACTGTAAATTTTGCACCAGAACCACCAGCACCGAAAGCAGTAACATTTGCAGATTTATAACTATTTCCTGGGTTATCTATAATTACATCCACAATTTGACCATCAGTAACAATAGCAGATAAATGAGCATCAACACCACTATCACTTTGAATAGTCAAAACAGTATTATTTTGGTTGTAGTCTACTCCAGGATCATCGATAGAAACAAAATCTATAACACCATTAATAATAGAAGGAGTCAATAATGCAGTAGTGTCTTCAATACCAGCCTTTCCAGTTCCCACTCCAACTACTGTTAAAGTTGTTCCTGCTGGATATCCTGAACCTGCAGTAATTATATCTATTCTTTCGATATGACCATCGACTGTTGAAACTCTAGGTTTTAATACAGCACCAGTTCCTTTAGTAGTTCCAGTTCCAGTTCCAGAAGTTACTGCTGATGTAAATATATCACCAACAGAATAGGTAACACCTGTTGTTCCTGCAATAGTGTTCCATTGAGTATTAGTAGTAGTTCCTAATGTTGCAATACCATAAATTCTACCAATAACTAACGATGAAACAGAAGCAGTTGCACTGGTGATGGTAATAGACGCTTCAGTATTAGATGGATATCCAGAACCTGAATCATCTATAGTAATCTTATCAATTGCACCATTATTATAAAATATATTGTTAATTGCTGTAGTAACTGGAATATAAAATGATGTTAGAAATTTCACTCTCAATGCAGATGGAATGTTCATAACAAACTTCCAAATATAACCATCTTCAGTCGAAATTGGTAACGTATCATATCCAGTTGGTTTAACAGTAGATATAGCGTTGTTATTGTTATCTAAACAGATATACAAGTTATACTCATCTGTTAACACATAAAATACTGCATCAGTAATACTAGTTGCTCCAGAATGTGCGGTACTTACTAAAACATTTTGTGTATTATATTCAACAAATTTATCATCATAGTGATCATAAATCGTACCTGTTTCCCAATTTATTCTAGGAATAACAAAACTGACATCATTTTCAGTTATTTCTTTTATTGAAATAATATCCTTTCTAGTAGACAATTCATAACTATAATTTGGCAATGGTGTTTCTACTTGTTCAATCCCATTAACGAGTATATAAGGAACTGTTTTACCTAAATAATAATAATACTTAGAAGATTTAGATAAAATATTGCTATAGATTGAACTAGCAATAGTATTATGCATTAATGGTGTGATTGAAATAGTCATCTGTATTCCGTTAAGAAATTGTTACAACCCAAGTAATTACTATACTATCGCCTGGTTCTTTATTGACTACTGGAAAAATAGTTCTACATAACATTGTTCCAGAAGTAGAAGCATTAAATATACCAGCTTCTGTGATTGCACCTGTAGAAACACCTGCAATAAATGAAGTAACATAAGTCACAACATTAGCAGCTTGTGTTGCAGAAGTTAAAGCAATTCTTGCACCTAAAGCAGTTCCTAAAGCAGTATCACCAGCAACTGGAGAAACTATACCAGTACCTACACCCATATGAGTCATAACACCATCGGTGGTTCCAATCATTCTAGATATGATATGATTTTTACCTGTAGTTACTACCAAATTAGGTATATGTCTTTTGTCTACTATTATACCATCTGCATTAGTTTTAACGATAGTTAATGCACCAGTCATTTTTAATTGTTCTTTTACGTCCATTTTGGTTCCTTAATTGGTTAGTGTTATATTATAAGTGGAATCGGTATAACTAATCATAGCAGGTGTTTCTGTAGTTACATATTCAGATGCTCCATAATCAGTCTCCCAATAAAGAAATCCTAATACAGAAAATGCGTCTGTTAAATATTTAGTTAATGATATTGTTTCTTCTTCAGCGATATCTAAAGATTCTGAGACTAATTTATTGAAACGCAGTATTTCTGTTTCAGATGCTGATAATGAGTCTGAAACTGATTTACCGAATCTAAGTGTTTCAATTTCAGTTACAGAGAAAGAATCTGATGCTGGTTTGTTTAAAGTATAGATATTAGAATCAGTAACAAACCCCTCATCTTGAGCAGAAATTTGTATAAATCTATTTAATATTTCTAATGTTGATATTAAAGAAATTTCATTAATTAAGATTTGTTGTCCAAACAACTTTGTTCCAGTTGGATGAATAAGGTTCTTTACTATATCCTTATATTTATTTATAGATTCTGTGCAACAGATTACATAAGAATAAATCTGATAATAATAACTATCTTGAAGTTTATATTCATTAGAAAGGAATCCTTTATCATTTTTATAATACCCTTGGTATTTCCTTATCGTTCCTATGTCTACTAGTATAACAGCAGTATTTTCATCTTGTATATTACTGTTTTCTGATACACTATAATCATTATAAAACTCAGTGATGATTTGACCAGAATATGTAGGATTTACAATGTTGTTTTCAAAATAAGAATCCATTGTAATAAATCCACTATCTATAAACCCTAGAGTTTGATCTCGTATTGTAGGAAATTCGCTTACTGTACTTTCTGTTGTCTTTGATGTTATAGTAGCATAAAAAGAAGATTGAAACCCAGAACCAAAATTTATAACTTCAACATTTTTTAGATTCCCATTAGAATCTATACTAGTAACTTTTATTTTAGCATTAGAACCTGTTACAGAGGATATATTAAACAATTGACCCAAATAGAAACCAGTTCCTGTTGTAATAACTGGAACCTTTGAAATTGTTTTTTCAATAGTAGCAACACACCCATTAAAAGATATGATATCCCCGTATGAAATAACGCCATAATCAGTTTTAGTTATAAAAACCTCATATAAATCATTTAATGCTCTAACTCTAGTAACTTGTAATGGAATATTTTGAAGAGAAGTAGATATAGTTATCTGTTGTCCAACTATATCATAGATATCGCCTTCAGAAACAGACACCAAAAAAGATACATCTTGAATCCATTCTCCATCAGATGTTCTTAACATATACTCTTGAGGATATTTTATTTCTATTTCTTCATTGAATAAATGTCTGAATAGAATCCTAAACGATTCCTCACTACCTTTCGTAGAATAGAAATCTTTAATATGTTTTAGAAAATGTTTATCATTCGCTATGTTTGTTCTTGGAACATTTATACCAAACTCTTTCCAAAGAGAATCGATAAACTTATCCATTGTTGTATCAACATCACGAATAGAATCGAAACTTTCACCAATAGCTTCGATATCTGAATTCTTTAGAAACTCGTAATATAATTCAACAAATCTAATGAAACGTGGGTAATCTTCCTTAACAAACTCAGGAAACTGATTTGATATTGCCGATACTGCTGGTATTTTATATGCCATCGTTATCTACTTGGTGTAAATATATATTGAGAACCAACCACCTTTGTTTCTGCTATTGCACTTACAACTAACTGTAATGGTTCTATTCGAACAATATGTTCTCTAATTGAAATAATATCATTAGATTGTAACTTCAATGTAAAAATAAGTTCTGCTTGGACTAACCTAGTAATGTTCAATGCGACTAAGTTAATTTCTCCAGTACTATATGTAACAGTGCCTTGTTTACTATTAACGACTACTATATTATTATTAGAATCTAAATAATATCTTTGTAGGTTACCAAAACCATCATCTCTGATATATTGTATTTTAGAATCATTAAAAACATAAAATCCATTGCTTGTTACTGCGTTTTCTGGAACCCCAGCATTATAGATTGGATTTTCAATATGGAAATTATAATTGGCAATAATATTAAACTTAGGCAACAACCTTCTAGATATTGTAAAACTAGAAATATTACTGGTAATAGATTGGTCAGTAGAATCAATAATATTCATCAGTTTCGAAAATCTAAAGATAGAATCGAATAATCTAAGGTCTGTATCGTTATATTTCAAAATGTTATTTTTGACTTGCGTAACCAAAGTATTTGCAGTTTGAGTAGTAACATTAGGATCGTAATATATTGTTGTTTTCAATGCTATATTGAGATAGGTTGGATCAACAAATTCTGGTGTAATAGTAACGACCTTTTTAGATCTTAATATATCTTCTTTGATAATAACCTTTTCAGCATCTGTTAGAACTACATTATCTTTTGGAGCAATAGAAATGAATACCTTACCATATACTGGAGGGATATCTTCATCACCCCCCCAAACTTGAATAGCTTTAACATTTGGGAAATTATTTATTATAATTGCTCTATAATCCTCGTTGGTTACAGCTCTGTTTGAAGCACTATAGAATCTTGGAGAATTATGTTTAATTTCTTCAATAGTTTCTGCTTCGGCACCACCTCTAGAAGACGACACAGTAGAAATAGTATAATTACTAAGTGAACCACTGCTGAATACTTTAGCACCATTGGCAACTGCTTTATTGGTGACAAAATAAGATAAAGTAACAACATTACCAGCACTAACAGATTTACCTATTCTATCATTACCAAACTGTATTTCATATAAACCATTTTCTATTTCTTTGATGAAGTAAACATTATCAGTTGCAGTTATCGATAAGATGTCATCTACTTTTCTGAAATTGGTTACAATACTAGAATTGATGTTATTGAATATACCAACAGTTAATGTAGAGATATCACAATTTGTATTTGAAATGATATATCTAGAACTATCAGATACCACATAAGATTGTGTTAAAGGAGTTCCTTCAAGCAATTTTACATTACTAAAGGTATATGTTCCAGAAGTATTAACAGCAATATAAGGAACATCGTTATAAAAAACATAAGGAGAACCATTAACTGTGGTAGTAAAAGGAGTTAATGCATTCAACACTATTGTATCTGGAGCACCACTAACATTGGTCAGTTTAATATTAACTTTTGCTATAGATGTGGAAGCAGATCTAGGTAGATAACCTAATTCAAATGCTCTAGATACAACACTTTCTCTTTTAACAGCAGAATCTAGGAATGATTCATTAACCGCAAGATTAGTATACAGTGCATTGTAATGTGTATTATATGCTAATACATCTAATAGAACTGAAAGACCAGAACCCTCAAAATCGTAATCACTAAGGTCTGATTGCCCTCGAAGAAATGACTTGATATTAGATTTGATATTGTCAAAATCTAATTCTGTAGTTGTTATCTTATTATTGGTAGCCACTATAGTATATCCCTTTTAACGTGCTCTTTCTAATACTAAGTCAATTCTTAGTGGTTGTGTAGTATTTATAATCTGGAAATAGATAGTAACATTAGCAGAGTATGATGGATTATCTAAACTAACTATTACTTCTATTAATTGGACTCTGGGTTCATATGAATTTATAACATCTACAATAGATCTTTGCAATAGTATTTGTGTCATAGGAGTTGCAGGTTCAAACATAATTGCTCTAACTTGAGAACCTATATCACTATGAAAATGTCTTTCATAATTTGAAGTAAGAACTAAATGTTTCACTGCTGCTTTTATTGCATTAGCATCAGTCTTCACTGATATATCTGCAGGTAAAGAATATGTATATTCAATATCTATTTCACTGGGAAGAGGCACAACCTCATAAAGTTCTATGGATGTATCCGAAATAATAGATTTAATCTTTCCTAAAAATACATTATTGACATAAAGATTATTATTGATATCTAAGAATGTTAGGAAAATAGTATTTGTTCCTGTTACTATAGTATTCAGATTAGTAAATGCAATTGTTCCTATACCAGCATATCTATCTTGCGATGATGGTGCTGGAAGGAAGTTTAGATCTAAGTCTGTGAATGTTCTTGTGTTTTTCATATAGTTATTTATTTCCCCTTTTAACCAGCAAAAACTGTAGAAGAACCTGATGTTATGTTTCCTGCATCCGCAGAATCTCCTTGTCTAGCAATAGCAATACCATCAACATATACAGTAGAAGAACCAGCGTTTATTGATGCTGAATGTGGGACACAGTATTGACCTGCAGGTGTTGTATGAATTTGAATGGTATCTCCTAATCTACAAGCACCTATACCATCAACAAATACAGTAGAAGAACCAGCATTAGTTGCTGTTGTACTGGTACAACCATGACCTGTGCTTACTGTATCTGTTCCTGATTTTCTTGCTACTCCTGGCATATCAATTCCTTATGAATAAAGTTTTTCTATTTTATTAGATTTCTTTTTCCACTCGACCTGAGTAGTAACTTCTTTAGCAGAATTGTTTTTATCATAAGCCAAATGTATCCATCTAGATTTTCCACCTTTAGCATATTCCATAAAACATTCTTGATATGGTAATATCTTTTCTAATTTAACACACAAATCATATAAGTCAGCTATCTTATTTGGTGTTACCAATTGAATATCTGCAGCTCTGCCTTTTAGATGGTGTGAAGTTTTAGACCCTTTAGAATTTGCTCTATTATTAGGTCTAAATCCATCAGAAATTCTCCAAGTAGCACCACTTCCGCCCCCTTGACAAGGACCAAGTTCATCATATATTTTTTCTAATATATTTTCACATAATTCAGATAAATTAGCAACTATATTGGCTTTTGTATATAATGTACCAGCTATAGTTTGTTCCTGTAAATTGCCATCCTTACATAACATACCTAAAGTGAAATGTTTAGATAAAGGATAACTTAGAGGAAAATCATCTCTTCCATTTATATCAGTAAGTTTATCTTGAGAAATATCAGTTCCACCAGAAACCCCACCTGAAGGAGCAGATGATTCTTCGGCAGTAGGTTCAACGTGATTATGTTCATAGTCACTAGTCGATGATATTTTATGTTCTAATTTCTGTCCACCAACACTAGCCCAATCTTCTTCAGTTTCGTATTTAGATGTTGCTTCAGAATGTCTTTCTGGAGGAATTAAATTTTCACTTCCATACTTATGAGCGGTATCCTCTGGAGGAACAACTAATCTATGAGAACTTGCTTTACCTGCAGCAGACAGGGAAGTTTTAGTTTCGATAGGAACATTTGAATATTTTGGTTCATATATGTTAGTAGCAGTAGCTGTGCCTATATTGATACCAAAACTCTGTAATACACTATCTACACCACCTAAGAAAGGTTGTAATACACTCATAGAAATTGTCAAAGGATTATATTCACCAGCAGGATTTAATATAGTATCAACAAGAACTTGTTCTTCTTTTCTATCCTTAACAGCATCTCCACCAAAATCAACAGGAACTTTTGGAGCACCCAATAATGCTAATGGTTCAACCTTATCTGATATTTTAGTTATAGGAGGAATTACTACTGGTGGTATTGCACCACTGTTAAGGTTTATTATTGGGGCAGTATTAGATATTAATCCACCAGCATTTATAACAGCAGTTCCAACAGAATTAAGTTGAAGAACACCCATAGTTGTAGTAGTATTAAACATTCCAGTAAGAATATTTGTAGATGTTGTCCCATCCAATTGAAACTTATCTGTTTTAATCTTAGTATCTGTTTTTGTATCTAATTGGAATTTATCTGTTTTAATTTTAGTTGTTTCTTCAACTTCAACTAACAAGGTCTTTGTTCTTATTTTAGTATCTGTTGCAATATCTAATGTAAAGGTATTTGCTTTAATTTGAAAATCGGCAGGTGTTTCTAGTTTGAAACTACTTGACATTTTCATTAATGTTTCAGCAGTAGAAGCAGTGTCGCCACCCTCCATACTTATTGTCTTAGCAGTCTTCAATTTTAAGATATCAGTAGATTCAATCGCCATTGATCCAATAGATCTGGTGTTAGAAGTTTTACCTACCTCAACATTGTAGTTTCCTTCAACTAGAACATTGTAATCTCCACCAACAGCAAGGCACAAATCATTAGCAACTCCCATATTAACATTATTATGGAATACTGCATCTACTTGACCATCAACTTCGATATTTGCATCTCCTTGACATAGGATGTTCATTGGTCCTGCTGAAGTTATGTTACAAGTCCCATTTATAAAGATGTTTCCATTGTTTTCTGTAAGATAAAACCCATCACCAACGATATAATTGATTTGAGAACCGTTAGGATCTATTTCAATAAATGTTCCTTTCTTATGATATAGATTTACACGTTCACCATCTGGACTATCATCAAATTCTAATACATGACCAGCTTCAGATTCAAATACTTTATTAAATGGATAGACTGTATTATAAGCAGACTGAGGTTGGTCATACGATCCACCATTAGCAACAGGTATACCAGTCATTCTAGAAGAATCTTTAAAATTTACATGAGTTCCATCTATAATACCACGAGCGAGTCTATTGGTATCTGGCTCGTTCATAAAATCTCTAAGAGGATATTTCCCTTCTGGATCAGTGAATCCCTCTGTATTAAAATTAGCAGTTCTATCTTCGGTGTATGCTTCTCTTTTGCTAGGAGGAGCTGCTTCTATTTCTTTAGGAGATTTATTAACAGTGGTAGTGCTTGGATCTTTATTAGTTGGAGGTGCCGCAGATTTCCCACCCAAGAAATATTCATAATATTGTCTCTTTAGATCCCAACCAGCAGGATCACCTTTAACAACTCTCTTTAACTTTTCGAAGAATGAAGGGAGGTACTGATCTTGCTTCCAATTAGGGATGTTCATCTTCAAGAAAGCAACTGCTATTCTAGCACCTGTATCTATGTCAGAAGTAACTTTTGCAGGTTCGTTTACTAGGTCTAACCCTAGAATTTTTCCTACTGCTTTATAATTTGCCTTAGTGGTTATTTGTATGAATCCTCGACCAAAATAATTACCATCAGCAGGTGTTCCGTTTGGTTTTCTTGTTCCATATAACCACCCAAAAAATTGAACTCTGGTGTATCCTTTTGAAACTGGATTACACCATTTTTCTGCTTCTGCTTCTGGCATAGGTTTGAATGGACCATTCATTAATCCTTTTTTAGAATACCCATATATTTCTTCGGCAGTATATAACCACTTACTCTCTACCCCAGCTATACCTAACAATGCACAAATGGCATAATTAGAATCAATTCCTTCTGATGCACACGCTTTTTTTATTGCAGCAATACCTGCAATAGCACCTTGTGTTGCTCCAGATTCAGCAGGTGGAGTATCTGGAATTGGTCCTTTCTCTAATGTGTCAGCCATAATATACCTTAAAAATTAGTTTCGAAATAGTTTAATACTTGTTCTTTTGTATCAAACGGCATACTGGTTCCCTTAAATGGTAGATATTGGAAATCTTCCCATTGTTCAGGTTTTGATAATGTTGCATTATATTTCTTAGTAGTTTCGTCATAAGCAACAGTTGCTATTGTTGTATCTTCATCATTAGACTTAACATCATAAGTAATATATGTTCCATCTGTCAATTGAACAGTTATAGCATTAATATGATATTTCTTGGCAGTTTCTTGAGTAACACCTTCAGGTGCATCTTCAGCAAGTGAATCAATTAAATCAGTCACATCATCACCAGTTGAACTTACTAATTCTCCATCATCACTAGTAGATACAACTCCATTAGTAACTTCTGAAACATATGCAGCAGATCTTGTTTGAGGTATACCACCAATAGTTCCAAGCATAACTGGTTGTTGTTGAAACTCATCCATAAAAACTACAATAACCCAACTCCCTTGAACTACTCCAGTTGGACTCCAACCTAAACCATTCATAGATGCTGAATTAATCGGCATCATTGGATGTGCCCAAGGTAAATCAAATGTGGGTAATTCTATTTTATTTTCTGTATGTAACCCAACAACTCTAACTTGACATCTACCAAGTTTAAGTGGATCTAATCTATTCTCAACTACCCCAGTATAAAACACCTGATTCATATTTTCCTCACTTGTTTAAATCTATATCAAAAGAGTCCTTGATCAACTCCATTGTGCATTCGTGTAACGATGTTCCTATATTATGTCTTATAGATGATATGATATAAAATCCAGAAAACATATCATCTATTGTATCTTTTTCAGTATCTTTCTTTTCAACAGGTGCATTTTTATAAAGTTTCAACTTGACCTTTTGTCCTACTGTATAATCTGTTCTTCCTAATACTGTTATTTCAATCTTACAACTTTCTGCTAACTGTAACAGTGACCGTCTTCTTTGGAAGTATTTAGAATTAGTTATATCGTGATTACCAGTCATAATAGCATTGGCTTTATGTATCGTTGCCATAGCAGAAACTGGTGTATGATTTAATGTCTTTGTTATTAACGGATATTTATTTAACCTTTTATCTTTGGAATAGTGTTCTAAAATATCAAATGGATGAACCATATAATTCTTGGTAGTGATATCGTGTGTTATTAATGTAGAAGAATAAGTTCCATTCTGGATATTTTGGATATAATCGAAAGAAGTTGGTATAGATAAATTAAGGATACGACTATAATCCATTTCTATGTTTCTAATACTTCCATTAGAATGTATATCCCTCGAATAATCATCTTTAACAAATTCTCTAACAGATTCCATATTATATAACGATTCTAAAGATATGAAGTTTAATCCATTTCTATTTTCAAAGAACAAAAATGTAGGAGAACCATTTGCATTAACTGCGTGATCTGCTAGATAATTTAGATTCTTTACAGGAGACCAAAAATTAGACACATAAGCCAATCCATTGGTGGTCGGTTCTATTTGAAATCTATTAGAATCTGGCTTAAGACTGTATTGTTCAAGAACCTTTTCTGCTAATTTTCCAATGTTATCGTTATAAGATCTACTAATTTTGATATTAAGATCTAATAACGCTTCTACTGATATAAAATGTAATGTATAACTTACAACTCTATCACCAGCCATTTCTCTATCTGCTAATTTATAGATTCTAAATACATTATCAATGAACGTACCCTTGTTGGTAAATCCTGGAGTTGCCAAGGTGATGTTGAGAGTTTCGTCTCCAACCAATGGGAAATAATTTACTAAATCTAAAGCATCTTTTATAACAATAGAACCAGTTATAAATGGCGAGAATATATCTTCAAAAATATTAAGAGACAATATCATATGCCTAACATCAATAGCAATTCCTTTAGAGGATACTATTTGTAATTTCTGAATGTCTATCTCACCTGCACTTTTTAATTCCATTATAACTCACTCAACTCTTTAGCAACTTTACTGATTAAACTTGGACTAATAATTTTGATTAATCGTTTACTATCATTGACAGTTATCTCATAATCAGAATTTGTGATTGGGGATGAACCAACAACAGTACTATCTACTACAAATGTTTTACCATTGATAACTGCCTCATAATGATGAACATCGTGGATATGTTCTTCACCATATTTGTCAGTTATAACCTTATCCATAGTAATTTGACGTAATGGAAAATCATTTAAGTAATCGTACCTATCATTTGCTAATAGAATAGCCCAATGATAATCTGCTCTACCATATATCTTTTCAGCAATTATTTCAGGTGTTTCACCATCTTGAATAGTGTACATATCAAACAGTGTAATATTAGAAAGAAGTTCTTTCCTAACACGAACATTCCTAGTAATATCGGTCATTACCTTTAGTTCTTCTTTACCATTGATAAAGAAGTTATAAATTATTTTATCAAAATCATTAAAGTACATTAGAATTTTTCCTTTTGAATATTCGCCTTATCCAATTTACCAAGTTCTCTAAATGTAAGTGTCATATCTATTTGAGTTGGAGTTCCATCAGCAAATGTAGAATAAGTTCCTTGGGGTGCATAGTTCAATGATAGATTTGTTAACACACAAGATGTATGATGATGAATTTTATCATTTTGTTTATTATTATTGTAATAAGATATATCAAATTCAGAAGGATAAATATATAAGAATTGGTCTTCAGATTTGAATTCTGGATGCATATGAAACTTAAATTGTTGAATAATATTCAAACAGTTCTGTGATTCAGTAGAACTTCTAGGTGCGAATGTATAATTGAATGTAAAGGTTCTAAAATCAACACTTTTGAATACTTGTTCTTTTACAGGATTGACAGCATTTTTAGTTAGTTTTGAAATCATACCAGAAGCATCACCAGCAGCAGACATTGCAACAGCAGAACCACCCTCAAGAGCAGCAGAACCAATACCTGATAAACTTGTTATATTATTTCCTAATGCTTGAGCACCTCTGTATTCAAGACCAACATCTGCTTCTTCATAATTAACAGTATAATTTACTGATAATGCTATAGGCATATGAAGTGCAATAGCAGTTTTAAGACGTTTTACAGGTTGATTGAAACCTCCAGTTTCATATGCAATAACACCAACTGCGCCTGCTCTTACTGTGCCTCCAATTAATGCAGCACCTAAATTACCAATTTCTTTACCTATTGAATCAAAAGCATTTCTTACAATAGCACCTTGAGTAGCACCAATACCTGCTTGAATGAAACCTACTGCTTTAGCACTGATGTCTTGTGCCGACGCTTTATTCAAACCTGTTGCAGTGGCTAATCCAGTTAATAAATTAGTAGCTAATCCATTACTTCCAGATATTTCTTGTAACTTAGATTCTGATTGGACATTAATAAAGAACATAGCATAGTTGCCACCATATTGAGCAGACATTATATCTACAGGATACGAAAACGAACCTATCTGATATTGTGTTCCATCTAACGATAAAGTTTGTGGTGGTTTATTTGGATCATAAGGATTATACTTGTAATTACTAGTTACCGCAGGTGTTGGTTCAGGTGATACATCGTTTGCTCCATTTAGTGTTGCCATAACATTTCTCTTTATATTACTATTATCACTTATTTATATAAATATTCTATATGAAAAAACAAAAATATCATCAAGGATCTTGGACTCCAAAATTTACCAACAAATATGATGGCGATCATACTACTATCTTCTATCGTTCTAGTTGGGAACTTAAATTTATGAACTGGTGTGATAATAACTCAGCAGTTTTGTTATGGTCTTCTGAAGAAACTGTTGTTCCATATAGATCTCCAGTAGATATGAAACCCCACAGATATTTCTTAGATTTCAAAATTAAAGTTAAATCTAATACTGGAATAAAGACTTACTTGGTGGAAATTAAACCAGAAATTCAAACTCGACCTCCGAAAGCACCTACCAGAAATTCTAAAAGATATCTAATTGAATGTTCTACCTTTATGGTTAATCAAGCAAAATGGGCTGCATCAGATAGATGGGCAAAAGATAGAGGTTGGGAATTTATAGTCTTAACCGAGAAACATTTATTCTGATATAAATAGTTATAAGACAAATTGAGGATTAATTAAATGCCAGATAAAAAAGTTGCATCGTATTATGATGTGTTCTCTGTAAACAAATACAATTTAGCAGACATCACAAAGAAGTCATATTCTTGGTATACGCAACAATCTTTATTGCTTAAAAGACAGGGATTTACTGCCAAAAGAGTTATCAACAATCCTAGTGCAATTAAAACTGCTAAAGTTATTCCTGGAAAATTGTATATGTTTGGGTATGATGCAAAATACAAAGATACATTACCACATTGGGATATGTTTCCTATGGTGTTTCCATTCAAGGTAGTTCCTGGTGGATTCCTTGGATTGAATATGCATTATCTACCTGTTGCATTTAGAATAAGATTACTTGATAGATTAACAGAAATAGACGGTAGCAAGAAATATACAAAGAGAGTGAAGTTGCAGTTGTCTTGGGAAATGATATCAGGTTCATCTAAATTGAAGATGTTGGAACCTTGTGTTCATAGATATCTTAGTGACCATGTAGTTACACAATTCCGTGAAGTAGAAAGAATAGATTGGGCAACAGCAATGATGTTACCCTCACAACAATTTATTGGTGCAAATAGTTCACAAGTTTGGAAAGACACAATGAGAAAAGCAGGAGCAATGTAATGGCTATTATTAAAGATCCGAGTTATGGAAGTTTAGGATTAAATAGTTTTATTTCTAATGTAACAAAGAAAGGAATATCTAAATCTAATTACTTTAGTGCAATTATAACATTTCCACGGGCAATGTCGTCATCAAATTTTACTTTGCCTATATCACAACCTAATTTCTCATTACAATGCGATAGTGCAGTTATTCCTGGTCTAAGTTTGATAACAAATGATGTTGCTGTATATGGTGAAGCAAGACAAATGCCAACTCAAAGATTGTTTTCTGAGTTGTCGTTATCATTCTATGCAGATATAGATCTTAATGTTAAGAAATTCTTCGATTCTTGGATGGACTTTATTATAAATCCTAATACTAGAACTTGTAGATATTATGATGATTATGTCACTAGAATGGAAGTTATCGTTCACGATAAGAATCTTAATATTAGATACAAAGTTAATTTATTTGAATGTTATCCTAAATCTATTCAAGATATTCCTTTGGATTATGGTGATGTTGCACCTATGAAGTTAAGAGTTTCTATGATGTATAAGTATTATACTATCGAAGGTAATGTTGTTGAACAAGAAAAACTCCAAGCCATTATCAATAATAGTGTGAATTCAGATGTTGGTTCTTCTATTAAAGTTGCAAAATTCACAGGTGTAAATAATGTTTCACCAGATCCTACACCTCCAGTAACTGCCAATTACACAGTCATTCCTTACAAAAAATAAATTATAATATGAATATAGATGATAAGTTAAATGAAATATTTAATCTTGAGCCAATTGATGGAGATTTTATATCGAAGAAAGGTATAGTGATTGTTCCAACCGATAATGCAGTAGAAAACGATTGTGATAACACAAGAAACAATCTGTATGGATTATTACAAAGTGGACAAGATGCTCTAGAATCAGCATTAGAAATAGCCAAACAATCTGAGCATCCAAGAGCCTTTGAGGTAGTTGGTAATTTGATAAAACAACTTGCTGATATAAATCATCAATTGCTAGATGTTCATATCAAAAAACAAAAGATGACAACAAAAGAACCTGAGAAAGCAACGTCTGTTACGAATAATTCTATATTCGTTGGTTCAACTTCGGAACTTAATAAATTTTTAGATAACATGAAAAAAGGTGAATAATAATGGCATTACCAAAACAAAGCACAGCAATCTATACAACAACTTTACCATCTACTGAACAAAAAGTAAAGTTCCGTCCTTTCCTTGTTAAAGAAGAAAAGGCATTATTGATTGCTCAACAAAGTGAAGACAAAAATGTAATGGTTGACACTCTTAAAGCAATTATCAAAGATTGTGTTGTGGATAAGATTGACATTGATTCCTTAGCAATGTTCGACCTTGAATATTTGTTATTACAAATTAGAGCAAAATCTATTGGTGAAATTGCCGAGTTAATTTTCTCTTGTGATGTATGCGAAGATCCCAAAGCCAAGGTTAAAATTGCATTTGATCTAACTCAAATCAAAGTAGTTAAAGATCCTAATCATACGAAGAAGATAAACTTGTTCGATAATGTTGGGATTGTTATGCAATACCCTAACATAGATGAGATTAATTCTTTTACATCTATTGATTTGGATAGTATTGATTCTGTATTCGATTTGATTATTAATTCTATTGAATACATTTATGATGGTAATGAGATTTATCATACCAAGGAACAACCGAAGTCTGAAGTCGAGGAATTTATTAATAACTTGACACAGCAACAATTTAAGTTAATTGAAAACTTTTTTGAGACTATGCCTAAACTAAGACAGGATGTCAAATACACTTGTCCTATTTGTGCTAAAGTTCATAACAAATACATCGAAGGTATTGAATCTTTTTTTTAGTAGCTCTATGTCACGATAGTTTGGCGAATTATTACAAAATGAACTTTGCATTATTGCAATATCATAAATATTCATTATCCGACATAGAGCAAATGATTCCTTTTGAACGTGAGATCTATATTTCAATGCTTACTAATTTTTTACAAGAAGAGAAAGAACGACAAACCCAAAGGTAAGATAAGATGATAGATTTACTCGCCAAACAAAACGAACATTTGCTTTCTATCGTTAATCTAATGAAGACCGATAGATTGATGCAGTATGATTCATCTAAAACATTGGATGAAATCTCTAAATATGTAAAAATTATTATTGAACAAGAAAAAGAAAATAAGAAAGAACATAAGAAAGAAATAGATATTAAAGAAGAATATGATACTGAACGTGAAGATAAACATCTTGATGAATTAAGAGATATTAAGAATAGTATTGAAAAAGGTAATCGATATAGAAATACTGCTGATAAGGCTCATTTAGAATCACTAAAAAAACTACAAGATGTGATGTCTTCTAAATTAGATAAAAATGAAGAATATAAAGGTATTTCTGATAACGTAAAAGGAACTAAGGTAACTAAAACTTTTAAAGAATCTTTAGGTGATATCAAATCTAATTTCATGAGTACCTATGGCGAAGCCGGAACTGGTCCTGATAAAGTAACAGGAAAAAGTTTTATGTCTGGGGTAAAGAGAGGATTGTTGGATCTAAATCCATTCAAAGAAAGAGCCAGAGATGAATATGATTATATAAGAGAGGAGAAAAATAGAGGAAATGAAAAATCTGATACTGATTTAAAAGGTGATTTTGAAAAAAGAAGAAAACTTCTATTATCTAATGAGAAAAATGAAGGAAGATTAAAAAAACTTAGAGGTGGTCAATCTGAATCTGATTTCTTAAAAAAGAATAGTAAATCAGCACAGGAATATACTCAAACTAAAATAGACATAGGTAAAAGTCTTAAAGAAGTTGACTCTAGATTTCAAACAGATGATGAAAAAACTACAGTTAATGAGCTAGACGATTATAAAAAGAATGAACGAAATTTAGGTAATAGAAAAAAAGATAAAACTTTAGAATCTGATTTTCTAAAACGAACTGAATTAACAAACAGAAATGAAGAAAATCAAAAATTCTTAGAAAAAGAAAGAGGTTCATTAACAGAAGAAGAATATTTAGCAGGAAAAAGTAAAGGTTCTAAAAAATATCTTGAGGAAAAAACTAATATAGGTAAAGGATTAGAAAAAGTTGATTCTAGATATACATTAGGTGATAGATCTGATAAGGAAGATAAACCTAAAGATAAAGAAGATAAACCTAAAGATAAGGAGGATAAACCTAAAGATAAGGAGGATAAACCTAAAGATAAGGAGGATAAACCTAAAGATAAGGAGGATAAACCTAAAGATAAGGAGGATACTGCAGGTTTAGGTTCGACATTAACAAATCTCACTGAGGTATTGAAAACTTTATCTGATTCTATACCTGTTTTAATAGAATCAAACAAAAAAATATTAACTGCAGTTGAAGATATAGGTGCCAAACTCCCTACTACGAAATATGCTACTGGTGGTATTGCTAGTTCTCCTCAAATTGCTATTTTTGGAGAGTCGAGTGGAAATGAGGCTTTTGTCCCATTACCCGATGGTAAAACTATACCTGTATCAATTAATTCTTCTGAGATATCAAAAGGAAGTTCTTCTAATGAAGATGAGATATCAAAAGGAAGTTCTTCTAATGAAGATGAGATAGAAGCAAATCGTTCAACTAAGTTATATCAGGATACTCAATTAGATCATAGTAAATTACAAAACGAAACCTTAACAGAACAACTAGATACCCAAAAAGAAATATTAGACATACTCAAAGAATCTGGAACTGGCGTTGCTCCTGTTTCTGGTGGGTCTGGAATTGGATTACCAGAAACAGGTGGTGTATTAAAGAAGGCAGGTGGATTCCTAAAGAAAGCAGGTGGTATTGCTTCGAGAGCATTAGGTGTTCTTGCTGCTCCATTAGCAGTTGGTGTTATCGGTGCTGGTATTGCTCGAGCTGGTGCTGAGGTATATTCAGATTCTTTCGGTGAAGGTGGATTTGATGTTGTTAAGAAATTACACGATGAAAAGATAATAGATTACAATGCTACAATAGCAGGGTTCAATCCATCTGAGGTATTGGATTGGGAAAAATTACAAAAAGTTCCACCTGAAGATATCAAGAAGTTATTAGATTCTGGTGTAGAATTTAGTCCAGAAGATACTGATAAAATAAAGAAGATTTATGAACAAAGTGTAATTACTGGTGGAAAAGATGCTGGAACTGCTAAACCTGCAACACCAGAAGGAACTGCTAAACCTGCAACACCAGAAGGAACTGCTAAACCTGCAACACCAGAAGGAACTGCTAAACCTGCAACACCAGAAGGAACTGCTAAACCTGCAACACCAGAAGGAACTAAACCTGAACAAGTAACACCAGAATCTCAAGGATACCAAGAATATACACCTAGACCATCAATTGAACAACAATTAAACAATCTAGATGCACAACAAGTTACTCCTGAACAACCTACTAAAGCAAATCCTTTAACAGTTGTGCCTAGAACAGCAGATTCAATCTATAATCAATCAGCAGAAACTACATCTTCTTCAACTCCTGCTGCAGCTCCTGTTATTAATAATATATCAGCACCTAATAATACTGTTAACAATAGTTCAAGTAAATCACCTATGAAAATAGATGTAAAGAATCCTGAATCATCTGTTAATAATATGTTCGCAAGTAGACAAAGGTTCTCATAAAAAAGGAGTCCGAAGACTCCTTTGAATGGTTTTCCTTTAGAGATAAATATTAATCTTAATCAGAATCTGCAATAGATTTGAAGTAATTAAGGATATCCTCATCGTCATCAGATGCTGCAACTGCTTTAGGTTGCGGTGCTGGTGCCGATCTTGGTTGAGGTGTCTCTGCTACTGTTGCTCTTTCAGCTACAGCAGAAGCAGTAGTAATCGGTGCAGCATCTAAGTTCAATACATCAGCCAATTTACGACTCAATTCCTCAAAAGTCTTGAAGTTCTTCTTATCGAGGAATTCTCTTAAAGGAAATTGTTTGTTTACTAATGCAACCAGTTTCTCTTCATCACCATTGAACAACTCAGATGGAGAATCAAATTCTGATTTGTCATAAGATGGCCAACCTTCAACTTGTCTAATTCTAAGTCTGAAGTTTGCACCTTCCCAAAGATCAAATACATTTACTGGTGTTTCATCTTCAAAAGTTGGTTTGGCTTTATCCATGATCATATCAAAGATTTTCTTACCAAACTTAAACAGTTTGACTTGACCTTCATTCTCAGGATGTTTAGGATCACTGATTACTAATATGTTACAGGTATAATTCAAACGTCTTTTTTGTTTTCTTGCGATTTCTTTATCTGCTTCAGAACCAGAGTTCCAAAGTTTTGCATTAAGATCACCTAATGGATCTTTCTCACCAATTGTTGATAATGAATTTTCGATATACCAACGACCTGTTGGTCCTTGGAAACCGTGGTTGAAGATTCGTACCCAAGGAAGATCATCGCCTTCAAGTTGAGGTAGAAATCTAATTACAGCAGAACCATTACCTGCTTTATCTCTTTCAAGTTTCCAGAATCTGTCATCATCAAAAGATTTGGTAGATGTACCTGGATTGGTAATCTTCTCGAATTCTTGCGTAATTTTAGAGAAGTCATTGTTGCGAAGTTTACGAAGTGCTTGAATATCCATTTTATTTTCCTATTTTTAGTTGCGAAGTATTTTCCGTTGTATGTCATTTTCAATTTCCTCATTATAAAATATAGTTGTATCTCAATTAATATATTATACTACAATTTCATCTAAAAGTAAAGTATTATTTAATATTTCTTTGATTGTATCCTCATTATATTTAACAAATCGTTCCAACTTCTTGATTATCAATAAGTCAGTACCCCATACAGTTTCTAATGTAGATTCCCAGTTATCAATGAACGGCAAAAACTTGTTAAGGATAAACAGAGATTCTACGGTAATATTGTTTTGCAGATACATTTTAAACAACTCTGGTATATCTTTTCTATTATCTATCATATCCATACAAGACATTGACTTCTTTTCCATAACAAGGATTACATTATCAATATCATTCTTAAAGGTATTGGTAATACTTTGCTTACGTTTAGTCCAAGTAATGAAGTTATTATCACTTGAAGCAATGTTATAGATAGGATCATTTTTGTAAGCGTAGTTTGCTACCAAAAATTGTATAGATTGTGTATCAGTTTCAAATTTCCTAGCGATGGCATTATAGATATTGTAATCTCTTCTTGCTAGGAAGTTCTCGAAAGACACACCATTCGTTTTACCTTTGTAATCGAACAGATTGTATTTCTTGTTAGTGAAATGTAATTTAACTGCTTTATCATATTTGAATAGAGTAAATCCTGTAATCATACGACTTCAGATGTTGTAAACTTCGGTAACTTTCCTTCCTCGATCATTTCCATTTCTATCTTATCTTTTAATGATTTGCTGATATTTGGAACAACATCAATTGGATCTATGAAGTTCTCAGAACAGTATAGAAGAATTGCATCCATTCTAGATAACCTTTTATCATTTGCAAGGTTTTCGATAAACAAAGAGAAGTCTATTTCATCGCTCATTTAGTAACTCCAGGTAATAACTTACTGATCTATATTTCAACATTAAATCCTCATATTCGTCGAATTTTTCATTGTAAGGTTTTCTTATATCACTATAATATGGTGCTTTAGAAAGAACAGAATTGCTATACTTGTTACCAAAATCAGTAAACCAATCATCAATAACTTTCTTTTGTTCAGAAAGACTTTTGAATATTTCTTTTAGTTTCTCTTTTTCTTTCAGAGCATACAGAATTGAGTATCCTTCAATCATTCAAACCACCTGCACCATCTAATAGAAACTTAGCTGCAATTACTAATTGTTTAATTTCATCGCAGTCAATCCTCATGGAACCCTCTTCCTGACTAATTGTGAAGAAGAAACCACCAGCCTCATCTTCTAATTTAAGATGGATAACTCCTTCTCCATATAAAGGGTGTTCTTTTTCTCTATGAATAGAAACAGCTATTGGTGTCATTTTTAAACTCATTCACTTACTCCATCAATTAATAATAACTTATTATAACACAAATATAGAATCTGTCAACCTTTAATTTAATTCCTTTATAATATCACAAAGTCCATACTGCAACGCTTCTACTGGACTTAACCAAACATCATGAGGTGGCAACAAGATTTTTTTAATTTTATCTTCAGATAGATTAGAACATTTCTTGTAATGATTTACCAACATGATGCTAGTAAGATCAAAGGCTTTAGCAGCACTAATAAGTTCATGATGCTTTCCACTTGAACCCCAACTGTATTGATGACTCAGAATAGCAGTATTAGGAGTCAATACTCGTTCACCTTTCTTACCTGCCATAAAGATCATTAATCCAGCAGAAGCAATCTCACCTATACCGATTGTCCTAACAGGAATACCAGAACCTCTCATAACATCTATTAAAGAGAATCCAGCGGATAACGAACCACCACCCGAACATATCATTATGTTTAACATTTCAGGTCTTGTTTCAGCAAAGTTTGCCTCAATAATCCATTCTATACAAGGTCTGATAGATTCATTATCAATATCATCCATCAAAAGGTAGAATGATTGCGACTCTTTGTTTCCAGTAAAGTTCTTATTGATCTTACTAAACATATTATTAGCCATATTAACTCCATTTCATTATTGAATGACTTATATATGTTATCTATAAATCTACTTAACCCAACTACAGATAAAGTATAACATCAAAATCAGTAAAAGTAAAGATAATTCATAACTCATTGTTTTATAATACAGTAAAATATTTAAAGTAGATTTAAACGCATTTAAGGAATTTAACTAGTACATTTGTATGAATTACAGAAATTAGTGAAAAAAACAGTGTTGTAACTTATTGAAAAGATAGAGGAATAAAATAGAAAAATGAAGGAAAAACAGATATTCTAGACATAAAAAAGCCTTCAATTAAGAAGGCTATAGTTTAATTATACTTCTTTTAATGCCTTGTAAAAAAAGTGATTACCAATCTTTACAGTTCTTTTAGGTCGTTTGTTGTACCTATGTTTAAAAGAATCAAAACTATCCAAATTACCTACAGGGTTCTTTGCGTTCCCATATAAGATATTTGTGGCTAGTTTTATATACTCTTCACGATCTTCTTTTGGAATACGTTTCTGGGTATACTGTTGTTTTACTACTTTACACGCTGGTTTGTGGAATATTTTTTTAGACCGATTGACAATTGTTGCGCCCACTGCAAGTTGTCCAATCAGAGATTCACCTCTCGCCTCAGAATATAATGTTTCTGCGACACATTGTATATCTTTCTTTGATATATGACCATTAATAATAAAGGTCTTCGATTTTGATATAATATTTTTATCTTGAGTAATTGTCTGAGCACATAATTGTGCAGACATAAAACTCAAACATACAATCATTAATACTTTGATTTGCATGTGTTTCTCCTATTTTTTTAGTGACAATAATGAAAGATGTCCATTATTGCTTCCCTAGTTCTTCGGTTAGACTCATTGCCTGTTTGAACTTTTAAAGCGGGATTGGTACTTCAGTTTATCTTATAAGCATTTTTCCTTTTAGTTAATGTATTATGTATTTATTAATATCCTTTCTTCAACCTAAATTCTTGTCTTGCATCAATAGCAAAAGGCATCCAATCTGAAGTCTTTTCAATAAAAATCTGAGGTTCTTCATCATCAACTGCAATAAGGATAACAATCTGTTTAGGTAAGATACCTACCATTTCACCCAACATCATTGCATAACAAGCACATTGAATGAAGTAATTACTAATCCAGTCTTTATTCTTTAACTTTCCAGAAGTCTTGAAGTCTATAACAGATAAAGTACCTTTATAATCTGCTATACAATCAGTAGTACCAGCAAGTTCTAGTTTATGTGAATACAACATAGACTCTAGGCAATACACGTTATCTATATCATCTAGTATAGGATTAAACTTTTTCCACAAATCAACATCAAATACATCCACATTAAGTTCTTTATTGTTAATGTAGTCTTCACAAAGGGAATGGATTCTTGTACCTCTACCAGATGCTCTAGAAGAAATCTTATTAGCTTCAACTTCACCAACTCTCTTTCTCCATGCTTTGATAGAATCTTCAGAACCTAAAGAAGTGATAGTAGTTACAGAAGGATACTTGTTACCGTTAGGAGTTTTGTAGAGTCGTTTACCGTCTAAGGTAACTCTTTTCAAAGACGGTAATTCTAAAGGTATATGTGTAATCATAGTGAATACTTATCGTCCGATAATCTAGGGTAAGGTGTTTCGTTCTTCATCGCTTCTGCAAAATCTAAAGCGAACACTTTAGCCGATGATAATTTGATAAAAACATATCTTCTCAAATCATCAACTCTACGAGCAGGCTTCGGCTCACCAAAGTTCACAGACCATTCATTACCTTCCACTCTGAAGATTGCTACAACAAGTGTAGGGATTTCCCACTTATCTTTTTCGATATCAATTTGATACCAATCTTTATTTACTTTTCTTGTCTTCATAATCTAAACAGTATAATTCATAAATGGTTCATCGGTTATGAATGCTTTGAAGCCTTCACCTAATTCTTCCATTTCAATTTCCAGAGACCAATCATAACCAGTATCACTTTTAACGAATTTATATTCATTTTCACTTACGATTTTAAAAATATCCCACTCTTTCATTTTTTTATCTCTCATTTATTTAATTTATGAGTTATTATAACTTATATAATAAGAGATGTCAAGTTTTATTTTTCCCAAGAACCAGTATCTGGCACATAAGAAGCAATCTTTGCTGCCAATTCTTTCTCAGGTATTTGTATTGCTTGACCTTGTTTCTTAACTTTAATATATTGAGCACCTTTTGCAATAAAAGAACCACCTGCTTTAGATGTTTTTAGAGTTGAATCAACACCAGCATTATTGAAGGCAATCCACATATCACCATTCATATATTTTGATAGATTAGTATCTACTGAATAAATCAAACTGTGAAGAGTCATTGCTGCACCTTTATGAGTAGCAATAAGGATTTCATCACTTACCATTCTACCTTCAGGTTTACTAGCACCTCTAGCAATATTTTGTTGTCTTGCTTTCTCAACTGGAGTTACAATCCAAACAATGTGTATATCATCTTTAGCATAACCCAATGGCATTACATTCCGACTAATTCTATCTAACTTATCAAGGTCTTTTAATGTAACATCAAAGATTAAATTAGGTTTTCTATCAGGTGCAGATGTAGCAATAGACTTAAACAGATTTGCTTCTACCTTATCTGTAATACCCATTACATTAGAAATGATATCGTGGAGTATAGAAGTATTTTTAGGATCTGATAATGGAAGTGCTGCATAACTGATATCAACACCAGTCTTTGCTTTGATTAATGAAACTAATTGAACAGATTTACCTACCCATTTCTTAACATCATCAACATTGATAACCTTTCCTTCGATTCCTAGAAGTTTAGATTGAATGAATCCTTTACCTGAACCTGCACCACCTGCTTGGATAACAACTTGACCAAACTTTGGATATGCTTTACCGCCAAAGGTAATGAGTGCTTCTTCTAATTCTGTAAATTCTTTAAATGATTTCATCTCTTAACTCGATTTTATAATGTTTAATTTTACTAAACTACGGAGGATACGCATGTTTGTAGCTCCTCTAAGATTTTTAGGACCAGTCAATACATTCCCACCCAATCGTTCAATTTCTGTGTTCAATACTTTTTCTATATCTTTTTTATGTTCTTTGCCATAATTCTTGATAAAATATTTTAGAAGATTAGATTTGTATTCCGTAGCCTGTGATGCAGAAGTGGAAGTGGTTGTGTGAGTTGGCCATTCTTTTTCCATATCACCAAGTAACCTAGTTCCCATTTCTGAACCTGTTTCTTCTTGTAATTGTCTTGATATAAACTCTTTGAATGATTCAACGTGTAGTATTGGATTAGGTGTTTTGAAATTCTTCTTACGCATGATAGTCTTTGCAACCATATCAATCTTGCTAGTTTTTCTATCAAAACTTATATTGACTGGGATATTGATATCAGTGCTTAATGATTTGATGACTTCTTCAATTTCTTCTGGAGTCTTCGAGATTTTGATACCAAACTTATCATACAAACTATTGTAGATGTTAATAAGTTCTGATATGGTAATTTGTTTTTCGTTACGAGGATCATTTATTCTATCTAAGAAGTGACCACTAAACTCAACATCAATACCGAGTTTAGCGAACATTTTATCTAATGATTTTTCTATTACTTGTAACTGGATTCTTGAGATTTTATCTGACATTTGAGTTCCTTAATAACATATATTAATGTATTTATCAACCCAACAAATCCTTAAGTTCTTTAGTATATTCTTCTTCAAGTTTAAATCTTTTAATGATATTCAACATCGCTTCTCTATGAAGTATTAATTTATCAACACCTTTGAATAACTCGAAAACATCTAATTCAGTTTTCTTTCTAGGATCTACAATTCCCATTTCCTCTAACTGGTCAATGTATTTGATGGTATGAGATATTTGATGATGTAACCATTTATGAGAAAATATCAAATCATCAATGGCAAAATCTACACAAACTACTACGGGCAATTCTAATTCATCTCTATATAACAACACTTTCTCATATGCTGACTTAAATCTTTCATTCATTACTATACCTTTTTATTATTATTGTATTGATTCACTATTATGTATTATACTATAAAATTATAGAAAAGTAAAGTTTTAATTTCAAAAGTAAAAAAAGTAAACCCACCGATTAAGGTGTAGTTTTCAATTTGTATAAATAGGTATGATAGAGTTGTTAATCGCGGATTCGCAGTCCCACTAACTCTAATCATTCTTACATTAATTCAGGAATCAATATGACCAGCATAACTACTTATAAAGAAATAACACCCACCTATCTTTGTATCAAACAACATTCAGTTACAAAATTAAAATATTTTTGTAAAACAACTAGACTTGATCCAATAAAATATAAAGGATCTGGAGTTCGCTGGACTGAGCATATAAACAAACACGGAAGACAATTTGTCGAAACAATATGGCTTTCTGACCTATATTACGACACATCTATTCGAGAACCCGCTCTCCATTTTTCTTGTGAAAACAAAATAGATACCTCTCCATCAGTATGGGCAAATTTAATCCCAGAAGATGGATTAACTGGAGGAGATATGGGTCCAGATGGCAGACGAAAAATATCAGACGCACTGACAGGCAGACCAAGAACCCCAGAAAGTATCGAAAAACAAAAGAAAACTCTTGCCGATAATCCAGTCATAATAACCAAGGAAAGATGTAATAATATATCAAAATCATTAACTGGAACCACTTGGACTGAAGAAAGACACGAAAAAGCAAAACTTAATCCTAGAACAGCGACAGAAGAAACTAAACTAAAACTAAAAAAATCAAGTGCAAGAGCAGGAACTATCCCTTGGAACTACGGATTAAAAGAACCTGATCATATAACTAAGAAACGATCTGAAAAATTAAAAGGAAAGGGAAATTATATATATTTTGACGGAACTCCATTAAGAGTTTCTAAAGATCATACAGATGTTAAAAATGGATTATTGCGTTCTGTAACACAGAAACAAAAAGAATATAAAAATTCTTGTAATAACATAATTATTACATTCAGCAATAATCCATTAGTTTTATCTGGCAATTATATATTACTATCACGAAAAGAACTATATCATATGAGAAAATTAAACTCCAAGTTTCTCACAAGCGATAATAAAATTCTTGACGAACTTTGATCTAACAATATCTGACGAATCAAATTCTATTAGAGTAAACTCATCCATAACATTTGCAACTCTAAGCAACTCATTAAACCCAGTTTGGTCATTCCTACTCTGGGTTAAATCTGATTGCTTAATGTCACCAGCAAGTATAAGTTTGGTGTTCTTACCACATCGTGTTATAACAGTTTGAATATTATTCCAATTTTCATTTTGAAATTCTTCAAAAATTATAATAGCATTATCAAAAGTAGTTCCTCTTAAAAAACTAGAACTGACAACTTCAAGATGGTTTTGTTCAACCAATCTAGAAAAAGCATCACTGCGATTAAATAAAGCAGAACATATTTGAATATATGCTTCGCAAAAGGCAGATAATTTTTCAGTAATGTCTCCAGGCAGAAATCCTTGGTTTCTACTTGGAACAGCAGCTCTTACAATAATAACTTTACTATATGGATTCCCTTTATCGAGGACTGTTTCTAGGGACTTATATAAGGATATATAAGTTTTTCCAGTTCCAGCAGACCCATATAACATTATTGCCTCATCACCATTGGCATAAGAATCAAAAAATAACTTCTGATTATTAGTCAATGGCTTAAATGTTTTTAGGTCTTCAATACGCATTTTTAGTCTATTTGATTGGACACCTTGAATGACTTTATCATTAGCTGCTTGGTTATATTTTGATAAATCTTCAAAGTGTGTATCAACTATTTTAGGTTTGCGAGCCATATTCTTCCTTGTTAGATTAAATACAGGTCGTCTTATCTAAGACCGACCCAGGAGTTCTTCTGTGTATATTTTGTAAAACTTCCTTAAATCCTCCATCTTTGTTAATACCATTTCCGATATTAATAGAACGACAAAGTGCACCTCCAGATATAACCAGTTCTAACATAGGATTGCTTTCTTTGAATTCTGTCAACACGGACATCTTCATAACAACTTCTGTTTCTTCTCCTGTTTCTTTATTCTTAAAATTATAGGTCGGCATTATATGATCTCACATAAGAATTTGATTTTGGGTTTAACATCTTGCCTTCTGTAGGATCATAATAAACAATCTCACCATCCATTCTAAATGGACCTAATAAATCCTCTTTTTTCATATAACCATCAATACTAACTGAATTGGGTAATGCTTCAGATTTAATAGGCTCAAAACTATATACCATCTTTTTCCTCTGGTTTAGGTTCTAAAATTGGTTCAGGTTCTTTCTTCCCAAATATCAAATCCCAATTATCATTAAACTTCTTTTGGTCTACTGGTCTTGGTTTGTCACCCTTCCCACCATGTGTTACTCCTGACATTGCACCTCCTTTGTTCTAGATTTATAATACTTATATAGTTTTACCAAATATGCAAATTGTATTGGTTCATGCACATAAGATGGGAGGACACCAAACATATCCTCCATTTCAGTATATATTAGGATAACTTCTTCGTCAGACATTATCTATGTGCATCAAAAGTATCAATAATAGATTCATCGTGAATATACCTTACTTTAGGTATATATCGTGCATATTCAAGGATACTCCCCATATATTGCTCTTCATCAGACCAATTCAACTCACCTGCCTTAACTGGATGATGAATATGACTAACAGGAGTTGCAGTTGAGGTTGTGCGATAAACAACCATTGTTTCTGGATCAACTGGGCAGGTGTTACTGGTATGTTCTACAAATTTATATTTTCTCATTTATATTCCTCATCTCTTAGTGGTCTATGGTAAAAATCATTTTCATCTAAAAACTTTACTTGATCAGGAGTTAACCAAGCCTCACACCATTTAGGTCCAGCACTCTGTAAGACAATTTCAATCATAGAAATTATTGATAAAAGTTCTTTTCGATATAGCATTACATGTACCATTTCATATTCCTCGGTTAGTTAAAATTAAGTTCCTGAGTAACCCCAGTTTGGCATTGTAATCGCACCATCAATCGCTTCTAATAATGCTTGATTGGCACGAATTGTTGAATCATTAAACAGTTTAAGATAAGATGGTCTTTCTAAAGCACATACCCAAGACCAATAAGCAGAAGCCAATTCAGGGTCTTGTTGATTGATAATATCTTTGACAAAAGCAGATTCAGAATTGACAACTGCTTTCTTAGGAAAGTCAATCATTTGGTGTTGGGCTTCAACAACAATATTGATTTGTTTAGAGGTCAACTCAATCATATTATTCTCCATTCTCTTTGATAACTACATTATAATCTTTTGCATTCGACCATATTTCTTTTATTGATAATGCTTGATTGTAGGAAAGAGATTTATATTCAGATTTAACCTCTTCTCTTGGCCAAACACCAACAGCCATTTTATTTACTACTTTCACATTATATGTTTTCAACTCATTCATTAGGTTCATATCCATAGTTATTGTAGATTGCCATACGTTCATCAGAATCATCAGGATTATCATAGTAATAATCTTCAAGTTGTTCATCAGTGAAGGTATCAAGATCATACTCTTCATATTCATTTAACGGCATTTCTGTATAAGGTATTT